TAGTTTATTTTTACGCACTTTAGGATAGGCACTGAACACATTGTCAGTGGGATCACCACGCATACATTTTTCAAATAACACCCATTCTGGATCAATTAGATCTTTTTCCACATTGGTCTTTTTGTCAATTACACGTTTGCCTTTTTTATCAAAAATACCTTCGTGTGTATAGGTAGTTTCGCTAATGCCGTTATATTGACGTACATTAGGAGCAATTAGTTGGATAAAATCGCTGTCTGTGCTAATAATAACATGATCATCGTCGGGATGACTTTGAATAAAGCCAGCAATAAGATCATCTGCTTCTAGTTGTGGATTTTGCAATACGGTGGCATTGGTTTTTTCTGCTATGAAATCTTTAAAAGTATCAAAGGCTTCCCAGAAAATACGATCTTCTTCTTGTTCACGTTCGCTGGCAGCAGCTCTAGATTCAGCTCTATTACGTTTATAAGGTGCGTAATAGTCCTTACGCCAGCTTCGACCTTCTAAACAGAACACTAAATGGCTGCCATCAAAGTCAGTCCAAGCTTTTTTAATGCTGTTTAGGGTAATATGAAAGGCCATGCCCAGTTTTATATCTGCGCTGCCATTAATTGCGTGTCTAGAACGAAAAAAAGTATTCGCAGTATCAACTAAAATGTATGTCATTTGACTTCGGAACGTCCGCCACCAAGTTTGTTTATGTTAATATATCCAGCACCACGACCAACGTCCTGACCTTCTTCGGCTAGCACGTTGCGAGCAAGATCACGGAACCAGCGATCCACAATTTCTTCTTGTGGATCAGCGTCGTATCCATATCCTGCTTTCCTCAATTGTACAATGAATTCATCGTTCCAGTCAAGCTCAAAGAAGCCATTACGAACGTTTTCCTTATTGATATGTGTTTCCAGCACACCTACCCAAGGTTCGCCACGTTGTGAGGCACGTTCCTTTGGAGTCATTTTAGCAATAGCTTCCTCTTCCAATGCTCGTTTAGCAGCTTCTTCTGCTCTTTGAACTTCGGCTTCTTTAGCTTCCTTTAATTTTTGTATTTCCGCAATGGATTCCTCCATTCGAGTAATACCAAAGATTCTTTTTAAGAAATTTTTCATTTTATAGTTTCCAAATGATATGTTAATGTTTCCAATGGAAAAATAGGACTAATTTTATTTTCATAAAATTCAGTATATTGTTCAGCTATAGGAATTAACAGTTGTTGAAACCAAGTTTGATCAATGCCTTCATTAAATTTTTTACTGAGCATTCGAAATTTACAAGTGCTATAGGCATATCTTTCATGATATATGTGACCATCGATAAAATAGCTCAATGTGTCAGCAGTAAAAAAATGTTTATGTGTTGGGTCTACACAGGCCCATTTGCTACGAAAATAGGGAACTATAACAGTAATAGTGGCATTATTTTTACTGACTCTATGTAATTCTTCCATAGTTTTAACTATGTCGGTCAAATGTTCTAAAACATTATCCATTAAAATTACATCAAAAGTGTTGTCATCAAAAGGCCATGGATATGCATCTAAGTTATGAACTACTGTGGCTCCTACACTTTCATTTAAATCTACAGTGACTACCTCGTCATGCTCAAAATCTAAAAGAGTTTTTTTGCCACAACCTAATACTAATATTTTTCTCATCATCGACCTGCTAATGGATTTGGATAGGGTTTTGGTCTGATCCATTCTGGTTGGCCTTTAGTAAACACTATCATGCTATTATAAAAACAAACTGAACCAATATCTTGAAATTTACTTAATACACCCAAGTCTTCTGGGTATTCATGCCAGTGTACAAAATTTACCATGTCAAGAATCTTTTTGGCAAATTCCATCATGGTCCATTCTCTGCCTACACCGTTACCCCAGTCAGACCAATAACTAGTATGAGTGTCTTCACAAATGTATACGCCGCCATTGACAATTTTGGGCCATACTGCTAATAAGGTATTAATCTGTTGTTTCATTTGGTGACCACCGTCATCAATGAATGCATGAATTGGACCAATTTTAGGCAGTATCATATTCCAAAAGTTTACGTCTTCTTGATTACCAATGGCAATCTCTGTGCCAGGAGTTTGTCTTTCATATACAGTGGGATCAATGTCAATGCCAATAATTTTGGCTTTGTCACCGAAATATTTTTTCCACATTTCCAAACTGCCGCCACCTTGGATGCCAACTTCCACAAAGTTGATATGACGATCTCGATATTTTTCAAAGTATTGTTCATATACAGGCAAATATGATCCATACTTGTCACAGTGGAAAGTTAGGTCATTTTCAAAAATCTCAGTTAGTGTTTTCATTAGGTTCCCCATTCGTTTTTAAATAATGGCACTTGAAGTCGGTCACTATACCGCCATCCTTCTCGCATTGCCATTTCTGCCACACGCCTATTATTAAGACTGTACACCCGCTCAATGCCGCCGACAGGCATAATATACACAGGGCCTTTAAAGCCATAATTTCTATACTGTTTGACTGCTTGACGTGCATCTAGTAAATCCTCTTCGCTTGCTATGACAAATTTCAAGTAAGTATAACCGACTTTTTCATAGTCACACACTACTTCGGGAAGTATAGCATCTTCCCACTTTTCTCCACTCACTGGCAGTTTGGCACTGACACTAAATGTGACTTCTCTTTGTTTATGAAGCCTATCACTCCAATTAATCAAATAATTTTTAAAATCTGAAGTTAATTTTTGAGTGCCATTAGTTTCAAAAGTTAAGTGACGCAATCTTATCATTGAATCTACGTCTAGCAGTTCAGGATAGCTACGTTGCCAACCTAAGAGAGGTTCTCCTCCTGTGATGACAAGGTGTTCTTCGTTCCACGTTTTGTGTGGTAGTAGGTCCACAATATCATTTGCAAGATTACCCACATCATATAAAGGGCTAAGATGCTTGAAGTTAGGATCCCAACTAGCATAACTATCACAGCCCGTGGATACAAGAGGCAAGTCTTTATAGTTTTTAAAAGGTTGTTCTTCATCTATTAGTGCCACATTAACTCTTTCAAGGCTTTTTTCACCACGTGGCATGCCAAACCCATCACAGGTAAAGTTGCAGCCAAATGTGCGTAAAAATACAGAAGGGACACCCATATAGCGTCCTTCCCCTTGGATTGAATAAAACAGTTCGCTGACTTTAATCTTGCTCATATATGGTAGACCATTTTTTAAGTTTGTCAAATTTAGCCAGTTTGGCTTTTTCAATATTAAATTGACTAATTACACCGTTCATTTCTAGTAGAGTAATCATAGCAGCTAAATCACCTAGTTCTTCTTCTAAGTGTTGTCGATTAGTTTTGACCTCGCCAGGTTTGCTATTATCCATGCCAAATCGGTTAATCTTGCTAACAGCTTGAATAACTTCTGCACATTCCTCTTGGAGGATGCTCATTACTTCATTTATTGAGTCTTTCACTTTGAAACTCCTCTATGTCTTTAACAGCTGATTGTAACACAAATGCATAGTTAAGAGCAACCTGTTTGCTCATAATGATGGAAGTTTCATAATCGGTATAACCTTTAGTTAAAAGTTGCCAAATATGATACCAGCGCGATTTAGACCAAAAGTTAGTTTTAGTTCTAGTATAAATGGTCACGGTTACTTCTGTTTCCTCTGCTTCAATGTCAATTGTATGAGTACAATCATCACTGCCGCATTCACAAACAGTTTTATACATTTTATTAGAACCCCAGTCATTAACTAGAAGTACACCTTTAGCTGGCGTTTCTGCATTCAATTTTTCAAGTTCTCCAATGTGGCAATTTTAGCAATGCGTTGTCCAAAATCTTCATCGTTGTTAATGATATAAAGAGTATGCTCATGGCGATCATTTCTTCGATCATGGCGACTAAACTCTACAATCCTTCCACCAATAGCAGTATAGACTTTAAACCTCATCACAGGTTCATCACTAACGCTACGATCCTCAATGTCACGACCGATTGTTTGTCTAGCCAGTTTTGTCTCTACTACAGGATCGGTCTCCAGCCAATGAAGAATTTTTAGTCGAAGCCAGTTTATCATGATTTTGTCTGTTCTTGTTTAACTTGTTCTTTATGTTGCCATTCAGCTAATTTGGTTTGATACATAGTTTCTGTAAGACCATGCCAGCCAATACAATCACCAGTAGGGCTACGTCCGCAGCCACAAGTTCCAACTTTCTTTTGAGTTTCCATAATATTTCCTTAGTTATCTTGGTGCAAAATCTTGTTGGAGTTTAATGTTATCAAAAAACTCCTTCTTAGTACCCACATCGTCTTTGAATGCACCTTTTAAGACTGTGGTTTGTGTGAGACTGGAATGCGCCATAATTCCGCGGTTTTCACAACAACCATGTGTGGCTTGGATATAGACCCCAACGTTCTTGCTGTTGGTTGCGCGGCTAATTTCTTTAGCGATGTCGTTGCACAGTTCTTCTTGGAGTGTTCCTCTACGGGCACACCACTGAGCAATTCTTGTGTATTTTGATAATCCGATGACTTTGCCATTTGGTATAATTCCTATGTAAGCAACACCATTAACTGGTTGATGATGATGGCTACACATACTACGAAGTTCACTGCGTACTACCAACATGCCAGTATAGGCATCTTCGCCTTCGTTAGGAAAGCTAGTGGCGTCGGGAGCGGGATCATAGCGTCCTGCCATGATTTCGTTAAAGTACATTTTGGCCAATCGACGAGCAGTTCCTTTACTATTAGGATCATTTTCTCTATCAATCAGTAATGCGTCCAGCACGTTTTCAAATGCTTTGGTTGCATCATTAATTAGTTCATCTTTGAAAGGTTCTTCCACATAATCGGATATATTATCGCCTGCCCAGAACCTTTTACCTTCTCGGCGCATACGATCACGCAATACTTGTGCTA